TCACCGGGCCAGGCACGACCACCAGCGATTCCATTCCGGCACGGCTGTCTGCCGGAGAATACGTCCTGCGTGCGGAGGCCGTGCGCCGGGTCGGCGTCGAGTTTTTGCATGCCCTGAACGGCGGTCTGGCCGCACCCCGCTGGTTGGGGCCGCGTCTGGCTTTCGCTGACGGTGGCCTGGTGCCGGATGTGGCTCAAGCCCCGACTGCCGCACCGTCGCAAGCGGTGCGCATCGTCAACGTCATCGATCCAGGCATGGCGGCTGACTATCTGAATTCCGCCGCCGGAGAAAAAGCCATTCTCAATGTGCTCTCCCGCAACGGTTCCGCCGTGCGGGAGTTACTGAGGTAAGCCATGGCTTTTACCAGTGGCACCGCCACCGATTATCTCGACCTGCTCGACCGGCTCAAAGCTTTCGTCACTCAGGACATGCTGCCAGCGACCGAGCGCTGGTCAGTCTTGCGCTGGGTGCCTGGGCCGCCCGCCGAGCTGGTGCTGCAAGGGCCGGGGCTCGCCGGCACCGATCAGATCAACGTCGGCATCATGTCTGTGGCAGGCAGCGACTACGGCAACTGGAAGCTACGTGGTTTCGTCGGCTGGAATCCGGCGCAGACTTTCGACGGCCAGTACAACCCAAGCGGGGCGTTCTACGCGCTGTTGATGGCATCCGCCATGCCGTACTGGATCGTGGCCAATGGCCGCCGCATCGTGATGGTGGCGAAGACCGGCACCTATTACGAAATGCTGCACCTCGGGCTGTTCCTGCCCTATGCCACGCCGGGGCAGTACCCGTACCCGCTCCTGGTCGGCGGCTCCTACAACGGTTCGATGCGCTGGAGCGATTCCTACTATAACCGCAATCACCTGCCCAAGTCGTCGGGGTATTCGGGTGCGTACTACACGCCGAACAACGTGTGGACCTTGGTGTCGCCAATGTGGCCGGGCAGCTGGGGCAACAACACGCGCGAATGCCCCGATGGCTCCTATCCGCTGCTGCCGTTCATTCTGAATGGACTGGGCGAGATGGACGGCTGCTACGCGGTGCCGGGCTACGCCAATGCCGTCGAGAACATCGTCAGCGTCGGCGGCGTCGATCATCTGGTGGTGCAGGACGTGCATCGCACAGGCTACGGCGACTACTGGGCCTTGAAACTGGCGTGAGATAAGCGATGGCATTTCAATCCGGGATCACCACCTCGCCGAACGATCTCCTCGACAAGATCCGGCTCTTCGCCACCGGGGTCTGCGGTTACACGCAACTGATGTACCAGGCAGATGCCGGCTACTTCCGTCTGCATTTGCAGCACGCCGCCAGTGGCCAGTTCGTCAACCTGCATTCCTACGCGAGCACTATCGCCTGGTACGGCTCGACCAGTTTCAACAGTGGTTTGGCCTACGGCTCGCAGACCGTCGCGTCGGGATCGCTCTCTGTGTCGCCGATGTCGGGCAGCGCCGAGTATTTCCTCTTCGGTGGCGACGGCTGGTGTTATTGCGTCGTGCAGACGGGCAGCACCACCTACGCGTCCATCATCTTCGGGGCGATCACCAAGGCCTGCACGTTCACTGGCGGTGCTTTCCTGTCCGACACCTACAACACCTACGTTCGTGCAGACATCGACGGCAACACCAACCTGTGGAAATCCGGCACCTATGGTGAGCATGCCGTGCGCGCGTTCTATAACGGAACGACCCGCCAACTCGACAGCTACTCGCCCATCGCCTTCAACGGCGTGACGCCGCTGTATCCAGCGACGATCGATGTCGGTCGCCAGACGCCCAGCGACTTCTACTCGATGCTGGGCTATGCACCCGGCCTGCGCCTGCTGAAGATGGCCGGGCAGTATGTGAACAAGGATGTCGTCACACTTGGTGGTAGCGACTGGATGGTCTTCAACATAAGTTACGGCGGCTACGCCTTCCTGAAATGACGACCTACGCGGGAAGCCTGCTGCCCTCCGGGCTGCCGTCCGATCCCGCCTATGGCGCGGCGTACAAGTTCCTGCCGGCACCCCTGACGTTGCCGTACCCGAGTGCCCTGGCCAGCACCCCGCCGAATGCGGGGGCGATGACCAACAATCTGCCGGTCGCCGAGATCGTGTCGATCTTCGCGGGGAACAGGGTTCGGCAGTTCGAGCAGGACTGGTATCACCACGTCCATCTGCTGCCGGCCAAGATCGCATTGGGCAACCTGCTGTCGACGCAAGTGAGGCAAATCGAGGTATGGAACGCCCACTTCGCCCCGAAGACCTTGTCGGCGGTGGTCGGCCAGAACGATGGCGGCATTACGCTCGCCGCGCCAGCGAATCCGCCGACCACATACGGGATGCTGGAGTCGCGCCTGTACAACGTCTCGGTCAGCCTCGAAGGGCCGCCAGTGATCGAGGCAGGTTTCACCTTCGAGTTTCCCGGTGAGGCACCGACCCTGTCGATCTCCGGTCGGCGCGTCGTGGTGTTCGGGCTGAAACCCAACTGGGCGGAGGCTTTCCTGGAGCGTCTGATGTGGGCCACCGACGTGCTGACTGCCCGCGACGGCACCGAACAGCGGGTCGGCCTGCGCGCCAGGCCGCGCCGCTCGCTGGAGTTCTCGATCCTGGTCGGGCGCGATGATGCGGCGCTGCTGGATGTGCTGCTCTCAAGCTGGCAGTCGCGCGCCTATGCCTTGCCCATCTGGCCGCACAAGACCGTCCTGGCCGCCACGGTCACGGCGGGTAGCACGGTGATTCCGTTGGCCACTACCAATCTCGAATACGAGGCCGACGGCCTGCTGGTGGTCGGATCGGACAGCCGCGACACCGAGGCGGCGGAGATTCTGTCCGTCGCATCGAATTCGGTCACGTTGAAGCAGCCGCTGCTGAACACCTGGCCGGTTGGGTCGTGGATCGCGCCGGCGCGCACGGCGAGGCTGCGCGTGTCGCAGCCGGTATCGCGCGTGACCGAGACGATTGCGACCGCGCGCCTGATCTTCGATATCGCCGGCACTACCACGATTGCGAAGCAGGAATCGGCGACGACTTTCAACTCGACCCCGGTGTGGCTGACCCGCCCGAACCGGGCGCGCGATGTCGAGACGGAATACCAGCGCCTGGCCGAAGTGCTGGATTTCGAGACCGGCATCACGGCAGTGGATGACCCTGCCGCGCGGCCCTATCAGCGGCGCTCCTTCGACTACTTCTTCAAGAACCGTGCGGAGATCGCCGCCTTCAAAGGCTGGCTGGCCGCCAGGCAGGGACGGCTGACGGCGTTCTGGCACCCCACCTGGGAGGCCTCCATCGTCCCGACCAGGAAAATCCTGTCCAACCAGACGGTGATGACCGTGGCCGCGCGCGGCTACGCCCTGTATTTCAACCCGATGCCGGGACGCACCGAGGCGGCCTTCCTGCACAAGAACGGCACCTGGTATTTCCGCACGATCACAAGTTTCGGGGCGGGCACTACTGGCGACGAAGAGGTGATGACGATCAACCAGTCCTTCGGCTTCGATGCCAATCCCGAGGATTGGGTCGCCATCTACTTCCTGGAGAAGACTCGTCTCGACGCCGATCAGATCGAGATCAACTGGCAGACCGACAGTGTCGCGGAGGCCTCGGTGCCGATGCGCTCGGTGAAATCCTGATCGGACACCCTCATGAGCTACAACACGCAGGAATTCTCTGTGGCCGCCGGCCAGCCGGTCGAACTCTATCGCTTCGTCCTCGGCCAACTGGTGTGGACGGTGACGAGCGGTCGCGAGGCCATCACCTATCAGGCCGAGAGCTACCAGCCCGCCGTGATCCGCAGATCGAGCATCGAGCAGTCGCCGGAGTTTGCCCGGAACGGCATCGACCTCGAGTGCGCCCGTGATTTCGAGGTGGCGCAACTCTTCGCGGCCGCGCGCCCCAACGGCGTGGTGTCGCTGACGGTGTTTCGCAACCACCTCGGCGACTCGGAGTACATCACCTGGTGGAAGGGGCGCGTCGCCTCCGTCGTATTCGCCGGCAGCACCGCCAAGATTCGCTGCGAGTCGATCTTCACGGCGCTGAAACGGCCGGGCCTGCGCGCCCACTACCAGACCGGCTGCCGCCACGCCTTGTTCGATCCGGGATGTGGGGTGAACAACCAGGCCTATAAGTTGGCCGGCACGGTGGCGTCCTTCTCCGGGCTGAACGTGACATCGAGCACCTTCCTCGCGCAGGCATCGGGCTGGCTGACCGGGGGTTATCTGCGGGTTGCCGGGGTGCCACGGATGATCACCAATCACTCGGGCGACACCATCACGCTCTCGGCCGTGCTGCCGGGGCTGGCCGTGGGCGTGGCGTTCGAGGCCTTCGCCGGCTGCGACCGGACGTTCGCCACCTGCCGCGACAAGTTCGGCAACAGTCTCAACTTTGGCGGGTTTCCCTGGATTCCCGCCAAGAACCCCTTCGCCGGGGATTCCATCGTCTGAGGGCACACCATGTGGGTACAGATCGCGATCTGGGTCATCACCACGGTCATCGGCATGCTGCTTGCGCCGAAGCCGCCCAAACCGGCAGCCCCCACGCCGGGGAATCTCGATGTGCCGGTGGCGGAATCCGGCAAACCCATCCCGGTGCTGTTCGGCACGCGCGTCATCCGGCAGGCCAACGTGGTCTGGTACGGCGACGTCAAGACCACCGAGATTCGCCAGTCGTCGGGTAGTGGAGGCAAAAAGTGACGACCAACCCCCAAGCCCCCTTCCCGAGGAAGGGGGAGATCGTGACGCACGACGATGCCAAGGCCTTCGGCTATTGCAATGCCGGCCTGCGCAAGTGGTTCCCACGCGATGGCGTGACCTTCGACGATTTCCGGCAGCACGGCGTGACGGTCGATTGGCTGCGCGCGACGGGCGATGCGATGGCGGCTCGGCTGGCCGATGAAGTTGAACAGATGCGCGAACGGCAACGGCAATCGCAGGAGCGCGCGTAAATGGGCGGCGGCGGAAAAGGAGGCGATTCGTCCTACGTCGTCGGCCACCGCTATTACGCCGGCCTGCACCTGGCGATCTGCCACGGCCCGGTGGACGCGGTGACGCGCATCATCGTCGGCGAGCGCACGGCCTGGAGCGGCAGCGTCACGTCCTCACAGACGATCTACGTCAATGCCCCGGAACTGTTCGGTGGGGATTCGCGCGAGGGCGGCGTCCAGGGCTACGTCGAGATCAAGATGGGTGGCGCGGCGGAAACGGTATCGGGCTACCTGCAACAGAAACTCGGCAGCGTCATTCCGGCCTTCCGAGGGGTGGTGTCGATCATCGTTCAGCAGTGCCGGCTGTCGGCGATGAACCCCTACATCAAGCCCTGGAGCATCGAGGCGCGGCGCATCCCGGCACCGGCGGCGCTGGGAAGTGGTTACATCAATGGAGACGCCAATCCCGCGCACATCATCTACGAGTGCCTGAACAATGCCACGTGGGGCCTGGGCTACGCGGCCAGCGAGATCGATGCGAGCAGTTTCCAGACCGCCGCGAATACGCTGGCCTCGGAGCAGTACGGACTGTCCTTGCTCTGGGAGCGCGAGCAGCCGCTGGAGGAATTCATCGGCGAGGTGCTGCGCCACATCGATGGCACGCTCTATGTCCATCCGCGTACCGGCAAGTTCGTGTTGAAGCTCGCCCGGGCCGACTACAACGTTGCCAGCCTGCTGGTGCTCAATGCCTCGAACATCCTGGAGTTGGAAAGTTTCTCCCGGCCGTCGGAATCGGAGCTCGTCAACCAGGTCACCGTGCGCTACCGGGATCGTGCCACCGACAAGGATGCCGCGATCACGGTACACGACCTGGCCGCGCTGGAACTGGCGGGGGGCGTGGTGTCCTCGGCCACGGTCGACTATCCCGGCATCAGCAACGGCAGCCTGGCCTCCCGCGTGGCGCTGGGCGACCTCAAGCAACTCTCGGTGCCGCTGGCCAAGGCCACGCTGGTCGCCAACCGGCAGGCGGCCAACCTCAACATCGGCGACGTGTTCAAGCTCACCTGGCCGGAGCTGGGCATCGCCCAGCTGGTGATGCGTGTCGTGCGGGTGTCGTATGGCACGCTGACCGACGGCCGGGTGCGGATCGAGTGCGTCGAAGACATCTTCGGCCTGCCGTCCGCCTCCTACGTATCCCCGACGCCGACCTCCTGGGTGTCGCCGCTGACTTCACCTGCTCCGGTGCCGTATCGCCGGCTGGGGGAGGCGCCGTGGTGGACGGTGGTCAAGCGCGTGGTCGGCGAATCGGCGACCGCACGAAACGAACTCGATCCCCAAGGCGGACTGCTGGTGGCCTGCGCGAGTCGCCCCTCCGGCGATTCGCTCAACGTGAAGCTCCTGACGCGCCAGGGCAGCGCCGCGTTTGCCGAGGTGGACACGATGGGCTTCACCCCGAATGCGACGCTGACCAATGCC